GTCAATTCTTGCTGCACCATGTTTGAAACTATCTCTCGTAATCAGCACATCTACGCCTAAATCTCTGCAACGGAGATGGGTTTTAGTAGGTGTGTTTTTTGGATGCTTTACGCTCGCTGCAATATCACGCATATCCTTACCAAACAGAATTGTATCCTTTTGATATTTGCTTATTTCGGCTTCGGGCAGTTTCGGAAGCGTTTTAACTTCCATATCGTCTTTACTTGTGAGAGTTTCATAAGAGTATCGGTCAGAGTCATTGCTATGGGATACACGGGCAGAAAGCACAACATCTTCCCCAAACTCCTTATCAAGGCGGTCATACACCTCTTGAGGGAACTTGTAGTTCTGCTTTTTGTCCACCTCTGCCTTGAGGAGTTCAGCCATAAAGCCATCGTCAAGGCTGGGAGTAATCTCACCCTGCGGAAGGATGTTTCCTTCATGGTCGAACATCTTGAAGTCAACGAGGAGCTTGTGGTAGCCTTCACGATAGGTAAAGTCATATGATCCGTACTCGTCCGTATACACACCGTCTGCCTTGTACTCCTTGTTTAAGAACTCGGAGTAACGAGGTATTTTTTTCTGTGCTTTGCATACCTTGAGGAAGGCATCAACGAATTCTACCTTGTTGGTAGGATGGTACTTGTTGATTACCTCGGTGTAGATATTGACATTGTGCTTGGAAGCCTTATCCGTGTCAATATCCTTTTCGTGCTGAGACTCCTTGTAGTTCACCCACTCCGCAAGACCGAGAGCCTTGCAGATATCCTTCGACTTATTGGTGTGGAATGGGATGATGTAATCCACGAATTCATCAAGCATGGCAATCCCGATCTGCGTGGGATTGATGCCTATGAGGATATTACCTACGTTAGGATTGTCTCGCTCGTTGATAAAGTTCTCATCGTTAATGTCGATACCCTCGGTGGTGTCATAATCAAGCACTTGCTTGCCATTCACCGTCTTCAAACCCGTCTGCCCCTTGGGAATGAGGGAGCGGTTGAGCTTGATACCCGTGTCACGGACAAGTCTTGCAAAGGAAGGAATCTTGGTGTATCCCTGAATCTTTACACCCTTTGCCGAGCAGTCGAGGATGACCTGCACCAAGTCGAGCAGATGCATTACCTCAAAGTCGGAGAAGGAGAAGATGCGGAGACCTCCGTTGTTATTGACAGACTTGACCTTTGCATCCGACCATCCAAGAATCTGTCTGTTGTACTCGGCTCTGCCTTCGATGAGTCTTCCTGCCTGCTGACCTCTTGAGTTGTTGTATCGGTTGAATCCCATCGCAATGGTGGGATGATTCTTTTCAAGGAGCTTGAAGCCTTCGTAGGTGGTAAGGTCATACTGAGTCGGTATGTACTTGTCGGTGGCAAGTATAGCCGATCCCTGCTTGAGTCCGTACTGCTTGGCAAGTGCCTTGGTAACAGTAAGAGTGACCTTATTGCCCGATGCGTTGGTCTTCTGCAACGGCTTGCCCGTCTCTACGGCTTCCTTCCACATACCGATGTAGGTGTCGGCAATCTCTCCGAGAAGCTGTCTTCTGTCCTCTACGAAACAAGCACCGCAAGCTACTGTGATGCCCTGATCCTTGAGGATGCTTCGCATAGCAGCCACATCGCTTGCCGTGAAGAGTTTGTCGGGGTACTTCTTCTGAAGCATATCGAACATCGAAGTGAATTCCGTTCTCTTCGGGCAAAGGTTGGAAAGGTCAACTGTACCCTGCGGATAGTCGGAGTTCTTTTTTATTGCCTCGTATCTGTCATCCGCCTCAAAGTCGAGGAATTCGGGATTATTCATAACGATATTGGCTATCGCAATTTCGGAGTTGACCCACTTTCTTGCATCCTCGATGCTTCTGCCTGTTCCTTTTGCTACGAGTTGAGCAATGGCTTCGGTGTTGAAGTTATTCTTGCCAACTGTGACAAGGTCGATAACATTTCCGAGAGCATCCTTTCGCCCGGTGGAGTAGCGCAGAGAATAAACGGATTGAGTCTCCTCGTCAAATCCTATGCCACTTTCAGCAAGGGTCTGTTGCTCTGTGAGGGATATGGTGCGGAAGTTCTCACTCGCTTCGACAATACCTTCGGCGAAGAGTGTCTCAAACTGCTCGATAACATCCTTCATCTCGGACACCATCCGTCCCTCCACAGTGTCAGGATTGATACCGCTGTATGCGTTGATGGTCTTTTTGAGAAGGTCTACAAGGTCAGAGAAGAATTCCTTTATCTTGTTCCAAAGTCCCTCGTCTCTGCGTTTGATTTCGGCAAGCGACTCCATAACATTTCCCGATGTGAGCATCGTCTCCATAGAGTCGGCTACGAACTCCTCAAAGGCAAGGTCATAGGTGACGTTCTTTCTGCCGTTTGCCTCCATAATCTCCATCTGTTTTCTGACGAGTTCGTCTACCGGCTTACCCTTCTTGCCGTACTGCTCTACGAGGAAGTCGGCAAGCACCTTAAACTTGGCAGGAGACCAAGCCTTAATGAAGTGGGTAAGCTCGTGGGCAACGGTGAAGAGCATCGTTCCGTTTCCGAGGTCGCCTGCATTGAGGTCGATGTGGATTGCTCCCGTTTTTTTGTCATACCAACCATTGGGAGCTTTATGTTCCTTGCCGTCTGCGGTCTTGAATACTCTCTCGCCATTTTTATTTGTGTAAGAAGCATATACATAGAAGTCAATGCCGAACGCCTTGGATAACATCTCCATCGTCTTGAGACCGACCTTCTGTTGCTCCTTGAGGTTCTCCTCGTTAATGCTTTCGGCATCCCCTTCAAAGTGGACATTACCCTTGCCCTTAGTGGTCATTGCATTTTTTGCATTACCCACCGAGCCTTTCTCGGTAATCGTCGCCTGCTTTGCCTTCACTTCAGCCTCAGCAGCATTTCTTCCGTGGTGGAAAGCGACCTGTCTCTGATCTATGGTAAGGTCAAGATTCTCAAGACCTCTCGCATAGTTTATTTTTCCGTACTGATACGCAAGAGGAATGTCGGCAAAATAGGTCTGAGCCGATACGCCGTCAGTCGCCTTGAAATTCTTGATAAGAGCCGTTGCGGTCTGAGGAGTAATGTCACCCATACGAGTTACCATTTCGTACAGAAGAGACTCGTCGTAGTTGGAAAATGCTACGTCGGTTGCATCTACTACCTCTCCATTTTCAAGACGAAGCGTAACCTCTCCATTCTCAACAGACTCAACACCGCTTATTGCAACGTCTTCGCCCGTTGAGATACGCTTCAGCTTGCCATCGTCAGCGACCTCATATTTGCCCTGTATTGCATTTTCTTCCGTGGTGGCACTCTCACTTGCCTCAAGAGTTTTCGCTCCGTCCGCAACAGCATTTGTTGTGTCCGTAGCGACTGTAGTCGATTCACCCTTTTTACCCTTGCTCAAATCCGATGCAAGCTCATTAAATCCCTTCGTTCTCTGATTGACAGTAGAGTTCGGATTGATTATAACGTCTCGGATCGTACGAGCTATGATGGGATTCGCCTCAAGTGCCATACGCTGTATCGGATTGAGTTCTGCACCTTCGACTACAGCCTCAAGTGCCGATGCGATGGAGTTGGCGTGTTCGGTGGCAATACCTTTTCTCTCAAGAGACTTTACAATTTCAGAAGTATTCTGTGTAGTAAGCGTTGCGTTTACTCCATAGCAACGACTCTGTTGACCACGTCTACAGTGAGCTTACAAGTAGCATCGAGAGCCTCACGGGAGTCAACAGCAGTTCCGTCTGCCTTAGGGCAGTAGAATACGTTCGTACCGCTCTGCATGATGTTACGGGTGATGGTATCGAGGGTAAGACCTGCCTGTCTTCCAAGAATCTTGGTAGCCTCAACGATGGTGTTGTCGATAGAGGTGAGTTCAAGAACGTCGGACTGTACGATGTAGTCGCCGTACTGAGCAACCTCAGCCTCGATAGCAGTTACGGAGAGCTTCTTGCCGTCAGGAGTTACGCCCTCAGTGATGGGAGTAAGAGCCTTAGGAAGCGAAGCGAACTTACGGAACTCGATCTTCTTACCGCCATTCTTGGGAATGGGTCTCTTCTGAGCGAACTGATCGTGTACGAGGTTTGCCTGTGCCTCGTCGATAAGGGTCATATCGTAGAAGGTCTTGTTTTCTACGGAGAGACCGCTATCGAGAGTTACGTTGGTGTTGAGTTCAGCAAAAAGCTGAAGGTTGATGTTGATAAGGTTTTTGATGGTGTTCATAATAATCTCCTTTTTGTAAATAATACTTTCGGGAGATCAAATCAGTTTGGTTTATGAGAACGTGATTTTTTCTCCCCTTGCGACCCTACGCATTATTTCCGCACGGTCTGCTTTGGTGAGCTGTGACACATCGCTCTTGGTTACTGTTGCGCCCTGAGAGGAATTTCCGTTCTCGGCAGGTCTTGCTCCGCCTGCAATAATGTTATTGACATTCTTTTCCGTTACCGTCTTTGCCGTATACTGCATAGCGGCAGGAATAATCTCGTCCTTGTGGATTACTGCATAGGCTGTAGCAACATCTACGCCTGAGTTGAGGAGACGAAGGAACTGCGGATTTTTCGCCTCTGTATTGAGATCGAGCGAAGGATATGTGAGCTGTGCCTGTTTAGCCTGCTCCATCCAACGAGAATAGTCCTGAGCCGCCTTTTCTCTGCGACTCTGCTCGTTCATCTGTCTCTTGAGGTCTGCGTTCTCTCTCTCCATTTTGCGGATTTCCTTGAGCTGCTGAACCGTTATGCCTTTTTCGAGTGCTTCCTGCTCGTAGTAGGAGTCATCTTCTTCGATAGCTCTGACGAGAGCTTCCGAGTCGGATGCATCGACACCATACTTCTTCGCAAGCATCTCAAGCGTGGGAGTCAGTGCGTTGTACTTGTCAACGACTTCCTTTGAACCCTTGAGTCTCTTCTGAACTGTGTCCTGTACACGAGCATCATAGAGGTCTTTATATTCCCCTTTGATGAGCTTTTCAAATTCGGCATTTCGGTCAGGTTGTGCTACCGACTCTGCGGTCTGCACGTTTGTCACCTCGGCGGCAGGTGTGTTATCCTCGGACTGAACGCCGTACTTTACGTCAGCGAGAGGATTTTTTGCGCCCTTTGTTGAGTTCGACACGGCGACTGTCGATGTTACGCCCGTTGCTCCCCCTGCTCCTGTGCCACCGTCTCCGCCTCCTGCACCTTCTGCAAAAAGCTGAAGATTAAGAAGCATAGGGAAAAAGATTTTGTTTTCCATATAGGATTCCTTTCTGCTCTTAAGTGAGCGACTCTGTTGTATATTGATAAGGACTTATGCCCTAATCAAACATTTTGAGACCCACGAAATCGGGATAGTTGAAAGCGAGTAGTGAATATCCTACCTGCGCTACGAAATAGGTGTGCATCGCTTCGGCATAGATGTCATCGTCCTTTGCAACACACGATATGACCGCATCACCACTATCGAGTTTTACAGTCGGAGTCTCGGCGAAGTCTCCGTGGTTATCCATCGCCTTGACTATCTGTGCCACTGTGTAAGCGAGAATCGAAGCAGAGGCACATATAATGTCTTCGCCCGGTACTGCTTGCCCTGCGTGACCTTTGACTGACAGAGAGAGTTTTCTGCCCTCTCTGTCAGCTTCAAATACAACATTTATCATCTGTCCGCACCTCCCTAAGTAGGATCGGTGGACTCAGCCACTCTCTGTCTTGCCTTTTTGGTATTGGATGCTTCTTTGGTCTCACTGCCTCCGAGAGCCTCGGTCTCTTCTACTTTCTGAGCAGGCGACTGTCCCGAAGAGCCGTCAATAGGAGCGACGGGTGCGCCACCACTGAACTGAGCCATTAACTGCTCGGCTATATTAGACCCTCTCGTCTGATCCACCATCTGAGCAAGCATTACCATCTGCTGTTGCATCTGCATGCTTCTCGGCAAGCTTCCGATAACTGATGCCGCCTGCGATGTACTCTTGCTTTATTTTCTTCCAATCCACGAAAGCCTCCCTCCTGTGCTTCTTTATGACCCCATCATAACACCCGACCCCTCGAATATTAAATCCACCCCCCTCTGAAAAAATTTATATAAAAAATATATAGAGGAGACTCACGTCCCCTCTATCTGATTTATAAGGTCTGTTACTTTGTGGAGCGGTACAGTCAGCATAGTGTCTCCGTCGCTGAGTGAGAAGGTACGCTCGTATCGGTCTATGTAGAGATTGATTATGCCGTACCAAGTCTCCTTGTCAAAGCCTCCCCTTGCTCCTTTCAGTTCGACCTTGACGAATCTGCCTGCACCTGCGAGTCTCTCGTCACGCTTTATTTTCAACGCTCTCTACCTCCTTTACTACTACTCTGATAAAGTCCTCTCCGTGGAAGTAATGCTCTATGCCTTTGACGTGCTTCCGGGAGTCATCCTCTATGATAACGCCCTTCAGAGCATCCTCGATCATCTTAGCCATACAAGAATGGTTTGAAAGGTCGAGATTGTCATTCCAATAGAAGGTGATCACCACGGGAGAACTCAGCACAGTCCGCTTCGGAAGTTGCCGTCTCAGTTCGGATCGGACTATATAGTGCCAATACTCAGCATCCTTCTTTCGCTCAGACCAATGCTTACCGCTATAGTACGAATTGAATCCGTACCGCTTGTTCCACTCGGTTCTGCCTGCTTTGGTTTTGGGATAAGGGATGGTAAAGGTAACTCTCACTTGCCATCCCCCTCCTCATCGTATTTGGAATAGAGCATATGGCATAGCAGACACTTTTCGTAATCCTCGCTGCATATCTCCTCCCGGTATTTCCTTTTTTCTTTGGAGTCTTCAAAAGCAAGATGAATGGATGTCTTGTCTTTAACTCCCTCGCAACATATCTTGCCCTGTTCCTCCGAATGGTAGAACGGGCATTTTGCGTACTTGCTTTCGTATCGTTTCATATGTACCCCTCCTTTAAGGCACTTGTTATCGACCTGTGCTACCAAATCCGCCGCCCCCACGCTCAGTGGAATCAAGCGAATCGGTCTCGGTCAGTTTGGAGCAGTCCGCTATCGGAATGATAACAAGCTGAGTGATCTTGTCGCCCTCTTCAAACCAAACGTCCTTGCTCGTATGGTTGAAGAGCTTGACTACGATGCTTCCCGTGAATCCGCTATCTATGACTCCTTCCGATGTGAGACCGAGCTTTACGTTCAGACCGCTTTTAGACTTGAGGAAACCGACATGGCCTTTCGGAATCTCTATGTGTACTCCCGTATCGTGTGTACCCGATCCGACTTCGTTGCCCCTTGTTCCGAATACACAGAAGCCTCTTCGTGCGTATATGTCGAAGCCTGCATCGGCATCGTGTGCTTTGGTAGGGAGCTTTGCTCCCTCATCAAGTTTTACTCTTATGTTCATGCGTTATTTCCTTTCTGAATCGCTTGCGAAATATAGTCATAGATGGTTTTTTCGGGTATCGTCTTGGCTTCTATAATATCGAATATCTGAGTGCCAATTACCAATATTGTGGCTATGGATAATACGATAGCGACAATATATACGATCGTTATTGCAACATCTTCTCCGCTCCACAAATCCGACCAATCCTTATCCCCTTGAAGCCTGCGGTGTATGACAGAAGCAATAAGCCACATCAAGCCGCACACAAACAGCATGATAACCATCCAACCTACTGAAGTCCAAATCTCATACTGAATAAGTCTGCCTGCAAGTTCTTGGAGATAGGGCAGTGCGTTCTCTGCTGTCCAATCTATTGCTATGCCAAATTTCATAGCAAGGTTGTCTAATACTTTTATAATTCCGTCGCTTATGTTCATTTCTTAATTCCTTTCTATCCGTTCACTAACCCGTTTTCTCGACGACTCAATAATTTGACGTTCGAGATCGGATGTGGACTGTTTGTTTTTAGTTTTGTCGGGTGCTTTCTTTCTGTCCGCCATAGCCATATCAAGTATCGCTTGGTAGTGTGTTTTTTTGGTATATTTCTTGCCTTTAAGGATACAGTCCGCTACTACACTCACATAGTGGTCAAATTCCTCGATAGAGAGCTTGTCGAGAAGGTCGCTCATCTGTTCGTCGCTGAGGAACACCACACCTTTTCCGAGATCACCACCGAGATACCGCCTTTTAGAAGCATCCTTTTGCTCCTCGCACACGCTAAGAGAGAGTGAATGATATTCTTTTTCTTGGTCTTCCTCTTTATCTTCTTCTATATCGTTACATAGCGTTACTGTAGCGTTACTTGTAGCGTTACCTTGAGAAAGCAACTTTTTTTCACGGCATTTTGCCACTCTTTTCCTTGTCTGCTCTCTGATCTCAGCGAGCTTGTCCGTACTCTGATACTTTTCCCACGATGAGAGGTGCAGAATATCGTCAACGATCTCTATCATTCCGAAATGCTGAAAGGTATTCAATGCGAGTCGGACCGTGTTAAGAGGTCGCCTCAGCTCGTTTGCAAGCATCTCGTCTGTGTACGGGATTTCTGGAGTAAGATATATCGCACCGCCGTCGTTTATGTTCCCTGCGAGGAGAAGCAGTTTGAGCCAAATAACGAGGATCGCATCGCCTTCGGGCATTACCTCTATCTGCTTAATTTTTCTGTTGTTACTGAACATCTCTGTGGATACCTTTATCCACTTTACCTCCGCCATCCTACATTCTCCTTCCTACAAGTTCATCAAGGGATACGTTAAGAGCATCAGCGAGTGCGATAAGAGGCTTCATTCTCGGATACGAAACGTCACGCTCCCATTGAACTATGGTCATAAGGTGCAGACCTAACTTTCTCGCAAGTCTCTGTCTTGAATAGCCTCGCTCTTCCCGGACTTTGCGGATCGATTCGCCTATGGTCATTTCGGATCGCTCCCTTCCGTCATTTCTTTTACGAGGTTGTCGATTTCAATAATAGCCACCGCTTCGGTATAATGCTCTCTGCCGTAGCCGAAAGATACATCACACTCAAATGCAGATTGCTTCAACCTCTCCGCAAACTCTTTGATTGCTTTTTCTTTTGTGACTCGGTATGCAAAATTAACTTCTGCCACCTTTGATGCTTTTAATGCCTTGATCTCTGCCCTCTGTCGGTTGATGAGGTCGAGTGCTTCCATTGCCATAAGCTGTGTGCAATCGTTGATTGGTTTGAAAAGAGGACACTCATCACCGATGCACTCATTTTCGTGCCAACAACACTCCAACGCCTTTATAATCTCGTTATCTGTCATTTCGCTCCGCCTCCTTCGTCAAACTGTAATGCTATTTGATTTATATCGTTTTTCATTCTTGGTTCGTACTTTTTCCCCGTTTCGACATCTCCGAGTTCCGACTCTACGAAATCCTCGCAACTCGTAGGCTTATCAACACGCTTTAATACCTTGTTGTGGCAAGTGCAATAATACCAATCGCCAAGTATGCAATATGAACAATATCGGCAATATTTCATTCCGCACCGCCTTTCATTTTCGCTCCGCAAGTGGGGCAATAGTTGCTTGCCACTCCAAATTCCGCTCCATCAAGCAAAGCATCTGCTTTGCAGAGTGAGCAGTAGGGACTTACATGTTCGTGCTTGATGTATGGTATTTCGACAAACTCTTGTTTCTGGTTGTCCCATGCAGATACCAGCCACTTGCCCTCGATCTGCTTGCGGTAGCCGTTGTTGTGGAGAAAACGTGTAAGGCAAGACACACAAGATGATGACCCACAGCAATTTTCTACAAGATCGGGACAATGTTGTGCGAGGTCGTTTGCCATTTCCACTATCTGCTTTTCTCGTTCTGTCATTCCGCTTCACCGCCTTTCTTCTCGTAATCTATTCCCATAAACATCGGCACGAGGTAAAACCACAATACGCCTACCTTGCCGAAGTGAATAGCCGCCACCGTTATGCAAATAAAAGCCACGGCACGAAGAATACTATTGAATAGATAAACTGTATTAAAACTCATCATCTTTGAATCGAATGATTTCATATATTTTATCCTTTCGTCGGTCGGTAATCCTCAAATCTCGGACACGACCTCTGTATCTTGATGTTGTTGCACCATCTCTGAAGGTGTTTGATTTCCTTCGGTGCGTTTGGTTTATCATAGACCATCACATACGGATCGTATCCGAGGTCTCGCAGAGTGTATATCCTATGCAGATTTTCTTCCATCGTGCTTCCAAAATTCGTTAGGCAATAGACCGTCCCGTACCTTCCGTGAGGCTTGTGCTTTGCAAGTGCCTTGTATCGCTCAAAATACGGTCTCAAATCGTCTTTTGCATTATCCCAAGCAAAATGTATCTCCTTGACCTTAATTTGATTTATAAGGTCGATATTTCGCTCGTTGGTAAGCCTGATGTCGAGTCCCTGTGTGAAGTCCACATAAGCCTTGCTGTTTATGAGTTGCTGAAGCAGGTCGGGATGTTCACGGCAAGCAAGTATATTCGGATCGAGTAGCTTGATGTTTTTCTGTCTGTGCCAAAATTCTTTAAGATCAGCCACTTTATATGACTTCCGCCCTTCCTTGCAAGCGACGATGCAGAATTCACATCCCCTCGGACACCCTCTCGTAAGAAATCCGTATGCTGTGTTCTTTGTCAGTTCGGGATAGAGACTGTAATCGGGATATATATGCTCTACCTCGTCGGGAAGCTTATTGTCGAGTCCGTATCCGGTGCCGCCTTTTATAATCTTGTCGGCAAGAGGTATATAATCGATATCTGCCGAGTATGTCTCGTCAAACACCTTGCTTTGATATACGATATCGTAAGGCATTATCGGGAGACACCATTCAACGGTGTCTCCTTTTGCCTTGTGCCATGCGGATATCTTCATCAGAGCGAGATTCGGAAAGCCGTGTGAGTCAACGTCTATTAGTCCGATTCTCATCAGCCTATCCTCGCTTTCGTAACTGCTATATCGTTTCTCATATACGCCATCCTTCCTCTCTCACCTGAAAAGCATCTCCAAGCTGAATAGTGTTCGGGAAGTTGTGCTGAGTAGTCTTGATAGCATATGGATCAATCTCGGTGGCGTAGTATCTGACCACGTTGCATCCCATCTCCTCAAGAGCGATCTGACCGCAAGACATTCCGTCGTACATCGAGAGGACTTCTATCTCTTCGTTCAGAATATTTGGAATATATGAAAGCTGATGCTTTATAACTTCCACCGTCCATCCGTTTCCGAGCAGCGATATTGCCACTTCTTTTGGTACGCAATTAGTGTAACCGGCCGGGACTGTTTGTAATTTTTCCGCACCGCTTGCATTAAGTGAGTATACTTTACCGTTGAATAAATACAGTCCGGTTTTCCCCCCACCGCCTCCTGCTTGGGATTTCAGCGTTACAGATTTACCTTTGATATCATAGACTCTAACTGCTTGTCCGTTACTTTTCCCTGTACACCCGACTTGCCAACAACCATCAAAGTGTTCGGTTAGGTCTTCTTTCATCCGTATTAGTTCTCCACCGTTATACGGATAAAAGTCATCAGGAGTTAGAATATCATCAAGATAGATTTTTCTGTCTTGTGGCTGAGGACAGTCCCAATTATGAACGTAGAATCGCTCTCTGTTTTGAGCCGATACCAATGCGGAATTTATGTACTGAAGAGAATAGCCGAGAGACCTACAGATTTCCTCTTTAATAGGCTGAGCTGCGGACTTGTTATTCTCGTAGAGGAAATAATCAGGCTTGTACTTATCAAGGGCAATCTTGTAGTTAAGGAACAATTCCCATCCGAGACCGCTGTTGGGCTGTGTCTCTCTGCCGTTCTTCTGTGCGATACTCCAATGTGTGCATGGAGAACCGCCTAATAGTATTTTTATCATCCCCACACCTCATCAAAACGGCAAATCATCATCCTGCTCGACAAGCTCAAACGAAGCCTGACCGCCCTGATTCGGCTTGTACGCATCGGGAATATATGTCGGTGCGGAGTTGGTAGGTACTGATGCGTTCGTGCCGACAGAAGCCGAATTTTCGCCTCTCGGCTCGCATATCTCGGCAGAGTCCGCAACGACCTCGTATGCGACTCGGTTGTTGCCGTTCTTGTCCTCATATTTGCGAGTTGTCAGCTTGCCCGATACGGCTATCTTCGTACCCTTGCGAGCGTATCGTGAGAGATACTCCGCAGGCTGATTCCATACGACAACGGGGATGAAGTCGGTTACGTCCTTTGTGAACGGTCTGTTGACGGCGAGATTAAACTGCACCACCGACTTGCCCGAATTGGTCTGTTTGAGTTCTACATCGTTGCAGATGTTTCCGATAAGATTGATTGAGTTCATATTATTTCTCCTTTATTTTTACAGTTTTGCTTTAAATTCTTTTTTAGTGCCGTTGAGATAGATAATGGGCGTTTCCATACTTGAAGGCTTGAACGCACCTGCTTCACCATATCCACCGTATTTCAAGTTAGCCGCCGTGTTGACAAACAGCTTGTCCACCTGAGCAACGGAGCTATTCGAAATATCTACTCGGTGAAATCCCTGTTTCATAATCATCGGAAGGTGGGTATGTCCGTGAAGGTATATATCGCAGTCAACGATAGATGCAAGGTCTGCAAGTCTGATCGCTTTAGCACCCTCTTTTCGACCTCCTCCGCTTCCGTGCAGGGCATATATGGTGTAGCAAATCTTTCGTCCGTGGATGTGACTGCTACCCTTTCCGAGTCGGATAAACAGTACAGCCGATGTCGGAGTGTACTTATCGGACAGACCGAGTTGAGCAGCCAATAGGTAAGACAGGTTGATACCTTCTTTTTTGTAGGTTCTGTTCTCGTGGTTTCCGTGCGTGATGCAGAGGATTTTATCCTTGATAGGCTCGAATAGTTCCACCGCCTTCTGAAGCTGTTCCATCGGATTAAACTCCTGCGTGTAGGTGTCTCCTATGCTTGTCTTTGTGGCGTTATCCAAGATGTCGCCGTTAAGTATGCAGTAAGCGTTCGGAGTGTCTCTAACGTATTCAATACGCTCGATAAGTCTTTTTATGTCGCAGTATTCGTCACCTAAATGCTCGTCTGCGAAAACGTGTAACTCAATCGACTTGAGTTCGGCTGATAGGTCGATTTTTATAACTTTCATTTAGCCTCCTTGAGCCTGTACACCGTGTAATGTATCGGCTCTCCGTATCTGTTTTTGTCTTTCTTGGTTTCGCTCGATATCGCATAACCTTTTCGCTTGAGATCGTTCACCCTCGATGCGAGTCGAAGGATGCCGTACTCTGTGATAGCTTCAAGTGACGTGATGCTTCCAAAGTCGGTGAGATGGCGAAGAATACGTTCGCACTGTGTTGTTTTCATATCTGTTCCTCCTTAATCAAATTCAAGTTCATCAGCCGAGATGACTCTCGTCAGCTTCTTGGTCGCTCGGCAGTAGTCGCACTTACCGCAACGCTCCGCTTCGATCTCGCCACGTTTGATGGCGGCGATGACGGGTATCTCGTTTCGGATTTCCTGCATCGCATTGTCGATCCAAATCTGCGGTACTTTGATTACCTCAAAGTCGGGATTTTCCTCTTTGGTTACGGCGGCTATGTAGAACGGCAATTTTTCGCCCTCTACGGCTTGATATATCGCACCCTGATAGTCATACCCCCAATATGTTATAAACGACTCACGCACGCCTTTTTCTTCGTTGTAAATCGGTTTGAAATCTCTTATCACCTTCAAGTCAACGATAGCCTTGCCTTTGTGGTACGAGTCTATCTTGATCTTGAACGGTACGCCCTCGATGAGTCCCGTCTTGATGACCTGCTTCCGTCCGCTCATATATTTCATGAACAGCTCGTCCCGACTGATCCGCTCGATGATCTTCTCGGCGTGGACGTATTCGGCTTTGAGCGTTCCGTCCTTTTTGAATATCTGCGGATGCTGTACCTTGAATTCGTCAAGAGTACCCTCAAACCAAGAGTCAACGTACGATCCGACAAGGAGAGCAACCGAGTCGCCCTCGTCCCACTCGCCGTTGAGGATCGCCATCGCTTTTGCCGGGCATTTCAAAAACTGCTTGAATTGACTCGATCCGCAGTATTTGCGGTTGTTGTTTTGAGAAAAATAGTTATATCTGTTAACGCCCATTAGTCGTCACCGCCTTTCAAACACGGAAGGTCGGGAAGAGGAAACCAATGAGTTACTCCCTCGCTCCAAGCCCAACCGCCCTCAACAGTTTTGTCAACATCAACATACAATTCCACCTCGCCGTTTATGTGCCTGTGTCCCAATACAGCAACAGGTGCTGACACGGGTACTACTACCGTTTTCTTTTGGCTTTTGAAATTCACTTCTTTCATAGTGGTATCCGGCATCCTATCCTTAACACTTATCCACTCACAAACGGGCAGTTTGCTTATCGGTACGATGTCTCCACTTTCCTTGACCAAATATCTTTCGACTTCGACTTTAGGCGGAACATCGACTGTGGGAGCTTTTTTTATTTCTTCGTAAACAGCTTTTGCATTTATGCTGTAGCTTTTTTTATCTACATTATCGAAAGGAAAAATCTTTTTGATTAAAGCATCTGCATCAATATATCGTGCCACTTACAGCACCCCCTCATCGCTTCCTGCGGATGCCTCTGCCGCCTTGCTTGCACAAGCCGAACAGAGCATTCTGCCGTACTTGGAAAGTGTATGTTTCGCTACCACCTCGGCACTGCTCTTTCCGAATCCTTCTATCTTTGCATCGCAGTCGGCACAGATAAGCTCTTTCTCAACCGGAAGGAACGATCTGATGCGGAGCGCATCGACTACCTCTCCGAACGCCTTGACCGACTCAACATAAATCTGAATCTTTCTGCCCACCCACTTTTCGATATAAGGTGTTTTGAACAGCTTCGTGATGGTCTTGGAGTTGGTCGCATTGAGTATCATCGGCTTGACATTCTCGGCAAATCTCATTACCGAGCAGACTTCCTTCTTGCCGTCCGTACCCGTTACTGTCTCGTTAGATACCGATTTGATAGTCAGTATCAGTTCCTGACCCGGTTCAAGTGCATAAGCTCCGAGGTAATCAGGGTTCGTAAGTTTCTTCCAATGTGTTAAGGTCTCGTTCATTTTCTTTTCTCCTTTATTACTGTTTTTCTGAGGTCATAGTAACCATCGTTAAGTTTTTCGAGTATCTTCTTGAGTGCGTAGGATGCTGCCTGTGCAACACCAACGGCACCGTCGTGGAATATGTGTCCGTGTCCTCTGCAAATGAGGCTTGTCTTATCTCCCTTGTCCTCGTAGAATCGAGCCGATACGAGATTTTCAAGTATCTCAAATTCAAAGTGATATGTAGTCTCAGGCTCTATTACTTCGGGGATCAGATTGTCTCCGTCGCACATAAAGCGTTCAGGTGAACTGAAGCCGTCAAGCTTTATTCGGTACACATATTCCTGCTGAAGTTCGCTGAAGAATCGGTCGACAACCTCTCCCTTCATTCCGCTGTCCTTGACCTGAATGCGGTCGCCAATTTTAAATTCCATAGTGTTTTTCTCCTTTTAATAATCTATATAATCTTTAGCCTCTCCGATGAGACTGTCATCAAGCTCGTATTTGAATCGTTTACGAGCGCATTTCATACAGTAGATGTCGCCGTAGTTGTCATATAAGAGTCGCCTCTCGTTTATCTTGTCTCCGCAGTCCTCGCAGATCGGATATCTTACACCCTTCTGAAGTTGGTATCTCTCGTGCTTGTACATCTGACTCACTCCTCGTCTATGTAATCGTTTGCAGACTTTCGGAAAAGCTCTTCCGCACACTCAACGTGGTAAAGTTCTCCGCCGATATCAAAGAGATGCTCGTCCTGTATCGGTTCGCCACATTTCTCACACTTCGGAAGCGTATCGAGCCAAGCCGTTTCCTCTCGGTCTTTTCGCTCAAAGTCCTTCAGAGGAATGTCAATCCCTATCATCATCGTCATCATCCTCCACTACTGTTATCTCGCTTACTGCAAAACATATAAACGCACTTGCCGTCGCCACCGCCGCTTTGATAACAGGCGCAAGCGATTCGGTCGGAGTCGCTGAAAACTGAAGAGTCAGTATCAACAGACATATAACTCCGAGTATTCTGAATATTATCTTTTTCATTGGTTTTCCATCCTTTCTTTTAATGTGAATTGATTTTTACTTTTTTGATGCAAGCATCTCGCCTGCAAGCCGTCCGATCTCGGCAATCCGTCTCGACCGCTCTTCCTCCGTCAAATCGGGGATATGCACCCTCGCTACGTTCTCGCCGAACCTGATAGTTTTGACCTCCTTGTAGGTGTCTTTAACTCTCATAAATGCCTCCGATAAATTATTACCCTTTAGGATATGCAGGGTCGAATTGCTTTGTTACAGTTTAGTTTTCTGAACCTATACTGCAAAAAAATATTCGTGTATTTCGCTTGTCGGTATGTTCAGCACTTTGCAAATAGCAATCATCTCAGCCGTATCAAAATTGAACTTATTGTTAAGTTTCGCACTTAATGTTGCCTTGCTGATACCAATTGCTTTCGCAAGTTGTTCCTGAGTCAAACCGCATTCTTTGATTCTGCCGAGCAGCTTTGAATAGTTGAACTTCATAGCGTTCCCTCCTTTTATTATAGTTTAGAAAACTGAACCCTTGGCGTAAAAAAAATATTCGTTCTTTATTTCGGCTATTTTCGACACCGTGGTTCAGGTTTCTGAACCAAGTATAGCACCTTTGTCGAAGTTTGTCAATACCTTTTTTGAAATTTTCTAAACTTTTTTTCAAAAAATTCGCCGAAAGTGTTGACTTTTCTAAACTTCCGATGTATTATTATAGCGTTAGGAGGTGAGAAAATATGGAATATGAAAGAATAGCGACCTGCGCCGATAGGATAAAAGAAGCGTTATATATTAAAGGAATGAAACAATCAGACTTGTGTAGGCTGACTCAAATTCCTAAGAGCGCAATCAGCCAATATATAAGCGGTGCTTTTGAACCAAAGCAAGATAGGATATATCTGATAGCCAAATCCTTAAATGTAAGCGAAGCATGGCTAATGGGACTTGATGTCCCTATGGAGCGACAGGACAGAAAAAGTTCTTCCCCCTCCGAACCTGTACTTTCAGAAGGGGAAAAAGCAATACTTGAACTGTTCAGACAAGTTCCCGAAGATAAGCAACAGCTTGTACTTCAGATGATTCGTGCTGCTTTAGGAAACCGATAATAATGACAGCCGCTGTCATTAAGGCTTGCTCCGGGTTATCGTTTTCACGGATGATATCAATTAGTTCCTTTTCGTTGTCTGTCATTATTTTATATCCCCTTTCGTGATTGACATATGCGAACGTGTGTTCTAATTTAAGTTTAGATGTAAATTTCAGAATTGTCAACATATTTCGACTTTTATGTGTCCGAATTGTTTTGTCTTTCTGAAAAAATTATAACCCGATTGTAAACGAAAATCAACACCCAACTTTAACCATTCACCCACCAACTTTATCACCCCACCACTGACAAACTTAACTACTTGAAAGGACAACAATATGTGGTTAGAAAATCTTAAAGAATTAAAGAAAAAGACAGGGATGTCCACAAAGCAGATAGCGGACAAGGCAAACTTGCCCGAAAGAACTGTCAGCCGTATCCTTGCAGGCGAGACCGACCACCCCTATGCCGACACGCTTGACATTATCGTCAAAGCTCTCGGTTATGATTTGGGTGACATCTTTGCCGATACCAAAGTTATAGTCGCCACCGACGACCTTGTCGAAATAAAGGAAGCCGTTGACGTGGTCGAGGCGGAACGAGACCTTATAATTGTAGAGAATGAAATGCTCAAGAGCAAGGTCACCGCAATGACGACCGAGATCGAGCTTCTCAAAAAGGAACTTCAGCACAAGGACGAGATCATCGCTCTGCACAATTACTATAATAAGTTAAAGCCGAACGATTGAAGTTGCTATGATTATACCGAAACAAATGTTCTGAAACAGTAACAAAAGGTATTAAATAGTAGCAACTTTGAAAAATGAAAGGTACAAATGTATGAAGTATTTAACTATTGACGAAATTAAACAGGCTTTTGCCGACCACTTAATGAAATATCGAGGCTATTCTCCTGAAGAAGCTGATATGGCGGTATCTGATTTCCCCGATCCTTATTCAAATTGTTATCTTAACGAGGAGTATATCGGTCATTGTGAGATTGACGGCGTTGCTTATGAGCAGAACGCCTCAAGCACGGTTCTGTGGAGAGTTGGTATACCTAATGTCCCCGATTTCTTCTTCTACACTTATTATAGAGAAGAGGATATAGAAAGCCGTACTGTTGGCAGCTATATGAATGCTCGTAAACTTTTCCGAGTTGATGACTTGGATGCAGAAGACTTCCCGGAGGAATTTAAGAAAAAACGCAATAACAAGAGGTAAGCAATGAAAAAGTTATTCAGTTTTTCAAGCAAATTTGAAAATGTAAAATGGTGCGTTTATTATGACTCGTTTCGTAAAGAGAGACCTGAGGTAAGAATGCGTGACCACATACTTTACTTACAACGGGAATTATCTCTCGATGAAAAATATAGAATTACCAAAGACGAGTTTCCTATTATAGCTGACATATTAAAATGTTTTCAGCAAGATTTAATTCAAAAATATTTCAACGGTTCGCTCCCAAGTTATAAGTATACCGACGAAATATGCTTCGTTATTAACCTGAATGCTTTTTTAGATAAGAATGAATGTGAAAAAGACTTTAACGGTAATGAAATGTATACAACAAAAAATTATAAAGAATATGGCACTTATGGTATGACTTCGTTTAGTGCGACATATGAGCTTACAGATTATGCCGTAACTTACCACAAATTGTATTATATAACGCAACTATATTACTTGAAATTGTATAACATTGTCGACAAAGATAAACTTGGAGTTCGATGTGCAGAGATAATTAAAGAAGCAATAGATAACAGAGAACTTGAAGTATCAAGAATATAAGGAGGAATTTAATTGTACCATAACTATATAGAAGAACTAAACCTACAACCCGATGAAGTTCTCGACTACCTGCGTAAGTCAAGAGCAGACGATCCTCTGCTGACAGTTGAGGAAGTCCTTGCTCGTCACGAAAGTATCCTTGACGAATGGGCAGAGAAAAATCTCGGTGCAAAAGTTCCCGAAGAGAATAAGTTCAGAGAGGTCGTATCGGGGGAGACTATTGCCGACCGACCCGAAATACAAAAGGTACTGAGACTTATCGAGTCGCCAAGGATCAAAGCGGTACTCATCGTTGAAGTTCAGAGACTATCCCGTGGAGACCTTGAGGACTGCGGAAGACTTATCAAGCTGCTCCGCTACACAAATACTCTTGTCATCACTCCTCAGAAGACGTATGACCTGAGAGACGAGTATGACAGAGATATGTTTGAGCGTGAGCTTAAAAGAGGTAACGAGTTCCTTGAGTATACCAAGAAGATTATGAGCCGAGGAAAGCTCCGTTCCATCAGCGAAGGAAACTATGTCGGCTCTACACCGCCGTATGGCTATAATAGGACGTGGGTAACCGAAGGCAAAAGAAAATGCCCCACCCTTGCTATAAACGAGGAACAGGCGAATGTTGTGCGTATGATATTCGATATGTATGTCTATAAAGATATGGGTATGCCGAGTATAGCCAAACGCCTTGACGAGTTGGGTATAAAGCCTCCGAAGGGTGAACATTGGTCGAAAGAATCACTCAAGGATATGCTGACAAATGTTCACTATATCGGCAAGGTCAAATGGAATTGGAGAAAGACAATAACCGTTGTTGAGGATAGCGAACTTTACAAGACCCGTCCGAAATCAAATGTAGAAGAGCATCTCACCTACGACGGAAAGCACGAAGCGATAATTTCCTTAGAACTGTTCGATAAGGCTCAGAAGAAGCAAGGCAGAAACCACAAGACCAAAGGAGCTACAAAGGTGAGAAATCCCCTCGCAAGCCTTATATGGTGTCACTGCGGTCGAGCAATGTCTCTCAGAGTCCACACGCACCGCAATGGTGAGTGGAGATTAGCCTGCACCGATCAGACTCATTGCCACACAGGTTCTTGCACCTATGAAGAGATGGAAGACATGGTGGTCGATATATTAAAGCAGTGCATCTCGGACTTTGAAATTCGCATTAAGAATAATAACGGCGATGCTATGAAGATGCACGAAAAGCTCCTCAAGACACTTGAGAAGAAAATGCAAGACCTTGAGGCAAAGGAACTCGCACAGTGGGAAGCACAATCCGACCCCGATCCGTCACAGAGAATGCCTCCCGAAATATTCAAGAGACTCAACGAAAAGCTCCTGAAGGAAAAAGAAGAAGTCAAAGAGGCTATGTGTAACGCTCGTAAGTCTATGCCCGATCCTATTGACTATGAGGAGAAGCTCGGAAGATTTAAGGATGCCTTAGATGCCTTGCTCGACCCCGAAGTAGATGCTCAAAAAAAGAACAGACTTCTCAAAGCCTGCATAGATAGAATAGTTTATCATAGAGAAGCACCCGTTCGTAGTAAACGCAAACCGGGAGAAAAGAGAGGAACTACCTTTAAGACAGCAGGCGGTCATTGGGACACGTCGCCTATAGAGCTTGATGTAAAACTAAGGGTGTAATTTTCGCACCCTATCATATACATCATTGGGGAGCTGATTCACGCGGTCCCGCACTTCCCGTCGCTCCGCTTGACAAGGTGCGCGAGGTGGTCGAGTATGCTGTAAGCGAGATGGATCCCCAAAAGATCTTTCTCGGTATTCCCAACTACGGCTACGACTTTACCGTCCCCTTCAATCCGAACGCACCCGCCGCACGCACGATCTCAAACGAGGAGGCGATCCGCCTTGCCATCGACGTCGGCGCCGAGATAAAATTTGACGAAAAATCGCAGACTCCCTACTTTAATTACACCAGAGATGCACAGCGTCACGAGGTCCATTTTGAAGACGCGCGCAGTATTATAGCAAAGCTTTCCCTTGCCAACGAGTTTGGACTTTTCGGAATCGGCGTTTGGAATATTATGAACTTTTTCCCGCAACTGTGGGTGGTTTTCAACCTTCTGTATAATCAGAAAAGAATATGA